CATGATGCTCAGGCTGACGCACACTGGCAAGCAGTATGCGTTCAGCAATTTTATCGTGATTATAAAGTATTACCTAGGTAATAGATAATTTTACAACTTTATTAATCCTTCCTGATTTCATTAAATTATGAAATTTTTTAAAGTAAACCGATGCTAAACGATGAGTTTGACCGGCTACTATTCCTAAGGACTTCGCCATTTTTTCTCCTATATGTGTATAACAAATTGCAAATGTTGAATAACTTTATCACTAGTGTGAACTGTTACATTAATACAACATTTATGTTACAATCATGTTACAAAACTATTTATCTTTTTACCCAAAAAAGGCTTGACATATCTGAGTTTGGTGTTATACTATTTGTATAGTTTAAATAATTAGGTAGGAGTAAATATGCAAACTTTAGTAATAAACACTCAATATAGAGAGAACTATGCGGCTCATAACGAAGGTTATGAACATGGTGTAGATGAAGCACATTGGAAATTTAAGGGTGGTAGCACTTATTTTGTTACTGACTTAACTGAAGCCAATGTCAACAGCATTGTTGCTAATGGCATTCCTGTATTAACCAAACTTATAGAAAGCAAAAACGCGGCTTTCGAAGAGTATATCATCGACTGGGAGATACGTGATCTTGGTAAAAATGGCGACGGTAAAGGACCAATTTGTGAGAGTTGGGAAATTGCTACTCAGTTCTATTATGAGGACAAGCAGTGGAAATGTCGTACCCATCACACCCCAGGCGATGAATCTTATTGGAACCCTGCTATTATTAGCAGAGCGGAACAATGGATACCTGGTGAGGGTGGTACTAGAAATGACTACCAATGTCAATACAAAGTTGCTAATGGTTGGTTCGATGCTAAAGATCCTCAACTTAAAAAAGAAGTTGAGGCGGCTTAAAAAAGTTGTCAAAAGGCTTGACAGATCACAGAAATTTGTTATAATATATACATAATTTAAATAAAAAGGTAGGAGTTTTTATGTCAATATACACACAAAATCAAAGCAAAGATAAAATTACATCTGTAGATGGATTTATTATTAATACAGTTAGTTGTTCAAATAACAATGGTGAACCTGGAGTTACTATTCAACTTACAAGTTTAGAATCCATGTGGTACAATCACGAAGAGAATGTTAATCATCCAGAAGGCTCAGAATACCCTGTAAATATTAATGTTCCTTTTATGAAGTTGATGAGAGAAAGAATTGCTAATAGTGTATTAGCAAGAACTGGATATGACATTAGAGATTTTGATAATGTTATCCATGCTTCAATATCACCTGGTAGAAATCCTGATGGTAGTTTTATTGATAATGGTTTTGATGATCATGTTGTGAGGAACGTATAATGAATCCTTGGAACATAATCCAAAAGTTAGAATCAGATAACAGCAGACTTTTTAAAGAGTCTGTTGTTGCTGATTATATTGCTGAAGCAGATTTTAGACATGGATTACAATGGGCACTTAATCCTTTAGTTACATTTGGTGTGCAACAAGTTCCTGTTAGTGAGACAGATGGTAAAGGCATTACTGATGCGGACTTTTATAAACTTGCTGAAGGTTTGCATGAAAGAGAATTAACTGGACATGCGGCTCGTGATGCGATTCAAGATTTATGTGATCAAGCAACTAATGAGCAATGGAACGATTGGTATAGAAGAATACTAATTAAAGACCTCAGATGTGGTGTTAGTGTAAAAACAGTTAATGGTGTTGCACCAGGAACTGTGCCTGTATTTGGTTGTATGTTGGCACATGACGGAGCAAAACATCCTAAAAAGATTAAAGGACAATGTATAGTAGAATACAAATATGATGGTGTAAGAGTTATTGCTATTGTGCAAAATGGTAGTGCTACTTTATACTCGCGTAATGGAAAGTTACTCAGTAACTTCCCTCACATTGAAGAGGCTCTGAGTAAGCCAGAATACAACGATACTGTATTTGATGGTGAGGTTATGAGTGATGACTTCCAAACATTAATGAAGCAAGTTCATAGAAAAGAAGGTGCTCAAACACAAGACGCCTACTTGGCACTATTTGATGTGCTGTCGTTAGATGAGTTTCAGGAAGGAGAGACTAGTGCCAACACATTGGAAAGAAAATTACAACTAGAAGAATACAGAGACAAAGAAGACTGTATTAAGGTTGTAGATTACTGGCAAATGGACATGGACACAGAGCAAGGACAGGAGTTATTTGCTGATCTAAACAAAATTGCTTTAGACAAAGGATACGAAGGTCTTATGATAAAACCAATACACGAAGTATATAAGTGTAAGAGAAGTCATGCTTGGTTAAAAATAAAGCCTTTTATTGAAGTTACACTTAAAGTTATTGCATTAGAAGAAGGCACAGGCAAAAACGAAGGCATGTTAGGTGCTCTTGTAGTTGAAGGTGAAGACGATGGTAAGTTTTTCCATGTTAATGTGGGTAGTGGTTTAACTGATGAAAACAGAGAGCAGATTTGGGCTAACCAAAATGCTGTTATTGGACAATTAGTTGAAATTAGAGCAGATGCGGCCACACAATCACAAGACGCAGAAGACACTTGGAGTTTAAGGTTCCCACGATTTAAAACATTTAGAGGGTTTGAACTAGGAGAAAAATTATAATGACAGGTTATATACTATTTGTAGCAGTATTTGTATGGATAGTTTCGTATGTAAGACTGCCCAAATGGACCTTTCCACAGGTCAATGTAGTACAAAGAAGTAATTTTGCTACTCTTAATAGTATATTTGTTATAGTAGTTTATATAATGTTTATGTTGGCTAACGGATGATAGAGTTTATGCAAACATTATTTGTAAGTTCTTTGTTTTTAACAATAACACGTTTTGGTGTTAGGGACGGATTTTATCATGATTAATTGGGTATTTGGTTGGATAAGCATAGATTATCTCAAACATAAAGGAGTAATAAAATGAGAGAATTTTTAGTAGAGTCAAACGATAAGGTAAACGGCGGAATCCAGAAGATATATAAATTCCCTAATGGATATGGTGCCAGTATTATAAAAGGTCCTTACACTTATGGTGGCAAGGATGGAAAATGGGAACTGGCTGTATTAAAAGGAGAAGAGCTGTGTTATGACACTGATATCACATCAGATGTTATAGGACATTTAAATGATCCTGAAATAGACGCCGTACTCAGACAGATAGAGAGGTTACCTAATGCCTAATTGGTGTGCTAATCATATTGAAATTACAGGTCCTGAAGACAAGATCAATAAACTTTACATGGACGCTCAGGAAGGTTTTTTAGAGACTTTAGCACCACTAGGTAAATGGGACTATAATGATGCAGTTTCACAATGGGGTACTAAATGGGAAGTTGATATAAATGATCTAGCAGTAGATGTTTCAATGGCGAAGCACAATGGTACAGCCACACTAAGTGGCTATTTTGAAAGTGCCTGGAGTCCTCCAATGGAAGCATTACAAACATATTTAGATAATAATCCAGATTGTGAAGGTGAATTATATTACTACGAGCCTGCCATGGATTTTTGTGGTAATATGAATAACAATATAACTATCTCAGATGTAGATAAAGATTTCTTTGCTAATGATCCAGTAGGGCAAGAACTAGATGGACACTTTGCTGTTATAGATTACATGGAAGAATATGAAGAAGAAATACAGGAAGAAGCATTGGCAACTCCTCCTGATGTCATAGAGTCGCCAGAGCAAATACCAGATTTGTAAATAAAGTATAAATAAAAATATGGGACAGTATTCAGACAGAGTTGAAAGACAGAGACTTTTACTAGAAGCAGAAGAATGGGCACAAGGCGTATCAGGTTTACATGCTCATAGTTTAAGTAGTATGTGGTATGATAACAGGCCACAAGATACTGCTGAAGGTAAAGGAGTAGTTGATATACAATATAATAGTGGTCTCATAGAAAGAACCCTAGAAGATGGTTCAATGGTATATTTTGGTAAAAAACTAAAAGGCGATGAACTAATTCAAGAATATACAAGAAAAACACAACCATCAGTCACTCAAACCTTTTTAAGATAATACTTGACATGATAATAAAAGATGCTATACTATGAAAAGTGAAAATATTGATTTAGTCGATATAAATTTAGTTTGTAAAAAACATGACTTAGACAGATTTTCACTAGTAGAGGTAAGTACTTTTATTGCTAGAAACAATGACATTACACCTGTAGAAGCTCTACAGAAAATGTTAGAAGTTGACGATTTAGAAACTTATCTCTCAGAACTAAAAAGTAAAATCCTTGACGCTGATTTAAGTAGGCGATTAAGGAAAATGGATAAGTAGGCCCGAGTGGTATTTCGTAAATTGGGTTAGATATAGTCTTATAAATTCCCTAGGTGTACTGCCTACTATTCCAACTTTTTAGATTTGCCGCATTCGTCTAGTGGTTAGGACACCGGGTTTTCATCTCGGCAACAGGAGTTCGATCCTCCTATGCGGTACCAGGTCTGGTAGTTCAGATTGGTTAGAACGCCGCCCTGTCACGGCGGAGGTCGAGGGTTCGAGTCCCTTCCAGATCGCCAGTGGGTCTTTAGCTCAGTTGGTTAGAGCACCTCGTTTACACCGAGGGGGTCGCAAGTTCGAATCCTGCAAGACCCACCATTTTTCTTTTATAAATATATTAGGAAAATAAAATGATCAGAGTTAATATTAAAGGCAGAATTGCTAAAAAGAAAAAAATTATAGAGTATATTGAAACAGCTCTAATAGGAATGATGCCCAGATTAAGACGAACTGTGGACATTGACTTAACAGTCTTAACAGAGTGTGATGAAAAAAATTATGCACTTTGTTGGGGCGATAAAAACGAAGTAGAAATTGAGTTAGCCAGACAAAGTGGCAGAAAAAAGTTTACATTAGACGAAATGATGTTAAACTTGGCTCATGAACTTGTTCATGCTAAACAATTTTTAAAAGGTGAACTTCATCCTACACTTAGTAAATGGAAGAAGTTTAAAAAAGATTATGCTAACACTCCCTATTTCAAACAACCCTGGGAGAAAGAAGCATATTTAATGGAAGATAACATTTTTAAAACATACTGGATAGATGGCAAAAATATATAATAAAACAACAATAACACCAACAAGAAAGGCTAGTTCTACTGGACAAGGCGGTAGAGGAAGAAGCACAAAGATTTCTTTATCTACAATGAACAAGCACAAAAAAAGGTCACATAAGAAATATAGAGGACAAGGTAGATAAAAGTTTAAATTGGGCATGTTGTTCTCCTAATACTTCAATACCCAATCACTCCGCAGTAGAAATACTGCGGAGAACTTGATAAATATAGATATGAGTACTTATAATCCTTATAATAACTACATGACAACTGATGTAATTACTACATCACTCACAGAAGAATGGGTATGCGAGTTAGTAGAGCCCAAACATCAAGCACTTCATACTAGAGCAAATATTGATCCTTTTGGAACAGATATAGATTGGCAAGAAAAGGAAAAAGAAATGCTACAACTGATGCATAATAAGTTTGGTATAGGTTTAGCCGCTCCACAGATAGGTTACAGTTATAATATGTTTGTTATGAATCATGAGCATTTAGGAGACATAGGTGTATATAGGCCTGAGATATTAGAGTACAGTGAAGAAACTTGTAGATATGAAGAAGGTTGTTTAAGTTTCCCTATGTTATATTTAGATGTAATCAGACCAGAAAAAATCAAAGTGAAATATTATAAATCAGATGGTGAAACACAGGTGGAGACCTGGATGGACGGCAGAGATGCCAGATGTTTCCAACATGAATTTGATCATTTATATGGTGATTTATTTATAGACAAAGTGAGCGATTTAAAATTACAAAGAGCATTTAAAAAGAGAGAGAAGTTTTTTAAGAAATTAGAAAGACAAATTAAAAATGCTTGATTATCCTTTTTGGGTAAATGATTTTGACAGAGTTAAAGATCACAGACTTACCCACCCAGAAGTAGCCAAAATATTTGAACAACCTGTAGCATTTTGGTATGGTGCTAAACGTAATAAAAATGCCTACGCAAAATTAAAAAAAAGCCTAAAAAGACTATTTAATCGTACAGCACCCAAACTACCTTACTTTGTAATATACAACTTACCTAACAGAGACTTAGGGCATTACAGCAAAGGAGGAGCCTCTGACGCAACTGAATACTTATTGTTCTTACAAGAGTTTTGTGCTGGTATTAAAGGGCATAAACCAATAGTTATATTTGAACCAGATGCATTACCACATACTACTTTAATGGATAAAAAAGATGCTGAGTATCGTGTAAATCTTATTAAGGCAGGACTAGATATTATGGCAGAAGAGAGTGATGCTTATGTATATGTAGACATAGGTCACAGTAATTGGCTTAGTCCAGAACAAGCATCAGAGCTAATTTCTAGTGTATCTAACGCAGGTATAAGAGGGTTTAGTGTTAATGTAAGTAATTACAGAAGCACAGAAGAGAGCATGAAATGGGCTTTAAAGGTGTGTGAATACAACGAAGACTGGCATTTTATTATAGACACCAGCCGTAATGGCAATGGTCCACATGGTAATGACTGGTGCAATCCTCCTGGTAGACATGTAGGTAAAGTTCCTAGTTGCGATACAGGAGAGCCTAAATGCGATGCCTTTTTATGGGTAAAGATACCAGGTGAGTCTGACGGAAAAGGTAATGGTGGTCCTAGAGCTGGTAGGTTTTGGCCTGAAATGGGTGCAGAGTTAGTAAAAGATATTAACTAACGCCACTAGGGTCGTCATTTGACATCATGTCGTCACTTGGAATAGGATCTGATTCAGGTTCTTTAAGTTCTGCTTCTAGATAATTTTTAGCACCTTCCAAATACTCATGAGCTTTAACCACTTTGGCTTGCCACCAGTGTGGGAAATCTGAGTCAGGCAAGTCTTTTAACATTTTGTGAAGTTCTATAGCATTTTTACCAATAAGGTATAATTCTTTAGATATCATGCCTCTTTCGTTATCTATATGACCAACAGCAACTTTTTTAGTTTCGCCTTCACCGGTGTCTGATCTGTAATCTACTCCAGGCTCACCGTCACCTTCTGATACTATACCTGCTAATTGTTGTAATCTTGCTATTTCGTTCATCTTAACTACATCCACATCCTGAACATGCTTTAAGCACTATTCTTTCCTTTCCACACTTAGGGCAAGGCTCTGTTTGTTCTTTTTCTTTAATACCTGCTAGGTCTCGCATTCTTTGAATATCTTCGTCTACTTCAGGTTCACCATGGTCTTTCCAATCTGCATTGTCTACGGTATCTTCAGCATGTCTTTGAAGTATTTCATCTCTGTCATCATCCATGTGCAAGTTTAGGTCTCTGCTAATCTCACTCATTTCTTGATCAAGTTCTTCCATTGATAAACCACATGCTTCTGCGTATGCTTCTTCGCCACCTTTTGCATAAGCATCCATTAATTCATTGTATGCCTCTTCTTCACGACTTTGTTCTGCATCAATGTCAAAACTTTCATCATACTCTTTAGATGCCATTACAGGATTTTGTTGTCCCATTTCATTATCAAATTGTACCATAATTTGATGAAGTTTATCTGCATATTTTCTATGGCTCATCATGTCTTTAACTTTAGTCATTAAAGGTTGCATTACTTTTTGTAAGTAAGGAGCCATATTGCTATCACCTGCGGCAGTATCTAATGCTTTTTGCATAATTGATGCGGCATCTTTACCACCAATGTCTTGTCTCATTCTGTTATAAACAGATTGGTCTACTTTAGCATCTTCTTCATCTTCAGGATCTAGCATACCAGTGATTCCAGTTTCGGCATCTCTTGGATCTTTAGGATCTTGCTCTGCTTCTGCTTCACTCATTTCATCTGCAGGCTCTGGAGCATTAGTTTCTGAATCTATTTTGGCTTTCATTTTTTCTAAACCAAATTTTTCAATCATCTCTATGTAACTTTGAATAACATCATCGGCCATCATTTCATCAGCATCGTCTGTGATATTTGTTTTCATGCCATTTAAAAGTTCCAAGCATTCTTTTTCATCATCACAATCCATTATACCTTGTTCAGCATCAGTCATTGCTATATCAAAAGCATTACCGCCTTCTGCAATTTCTTTTTCGCCTAGTGTTTTAAGATATTTTCTATATGCATGTTCACTTGCTTCTTCGTCTTTCCAAGTATCGCCACCTTCTTTTTTATTTTCATGTCTCCAATCTGATAAACTTAGAGGTTCGCCATTATCATATACAATCATGCCTTTAGGACCTTTTTTAGTTCCTTCTTCAACGCCGTAGTCTGATTTTATATCTGATAAGTCTAAACTTTCTTTTTCAAAATCATCTTCTTCAGGTTCATATTTACTATCATCACCTGCTTCTAAATCCATATCTGATATAGCCTTTTTAACAAGTTTTAAGGTAAATTGTTTGTCCTCATCCTTCATTCCTGCTAAACCATTTTCAGGCATTTTGTCTATCAATTTGTTTAATTTTTCACTTATTGATAGCCCATTTTCGTCTGGCATTATTCTTTCATTAATTTCTGCTAGTAGGTTTGCAGGAGATTTAAGTAATGCTTGGACAAATTGTTCTTTTTTAACTTCAGGGTCATTTGCATCTGATCCTTCTGGGAATCTGTTTGCTATACTCATCGTTGCTGAGCTTTTTGTGACTGGAGCAAATTTAATATCCTTAATACTTAAAGGAGTATCAAACTCTACTGGAGCATCTTCGCGGATATCTAATCCTGCTAATTTTAAAATTGTGTTTAAATCTTCGTTCATTTTTTCACCTACTATATTTTTATAAACTAATTCAAAAACAGATTCGTTATATTGTTTGAAGTATCTGTTAAATACTTTTTTAGCACTCTCTTTATCAGATGCGTCTAAAAACTGTTTTCTGAATGCACTAGCACTCAATATTTCGTTTTTTTCGTCGTCTCGTTCTGTTCCAACGACCTGTATGTATCCTCTGTCCATCATGGATTTTGGATTTGTTCTATATGTATTTATCTTCTGAAAGTAATATGGATCACCGTTTGGTTTAATACTTAGCCCAGTTTTCTTATCCATGTTATTAAACTTAAATCTGGGGTCATTTTCCATATCTTTTTCACCCACAGCAAAGAAAACTGCTGTATTATCTGGGTCTTCTATGTAAGGTGCTAAATCATCAGGGTGATAATTACGTCTTACCTGTAACATTCTGTTTGGGTCTACACCCTGAGCGGTTGCAATCAGTTGTTTTTCTTTGAAGTTAAATGGTGATTTACCAGGTTCTGTTTTGTCTGATGAGGTTATATAAACATCAGCATCAGGATTATCTGCTACAAGTTTGTTAAAAACTGTGGCATGATGAGCCAGCATAGGCTGGAAACGTCCTGGATATATAATAACCTTCTTCATATGTACTATTTATCAGAATGGAGTCCATATACTTAATTCTCCAATCTCTATATGTTGTGGCTGATCTACTGCCCACATAATATTCTTAGCACATTCATCTGCTGTGAGTTTATTTTTATTTTCTATATCAGGTATATCTGATATCATTTCAGTTTCAACGTAACCTGGATTAATGTTAATAATTCTACATTTTTTATCGCTATATAGAAGTGCTCTGTTTACTTCGTCGTTTAATGCACGTTTTTCGCGAGTATAGTCTGGACTTCTTGTACCACCAACAGGATAGTATTTTGTTCTACTGCCTATATTTACTATAGTTTTTTCACTGTTATCTTTCCATATATTAAATATAGATTTAAACATATTAATTTGGCCGCCAAAATCAAAAGCATTGTTTATAAATACGTCACACTTTTTGCTTTCCCTAGCAATTAGATTATAATGATCGTTTATATTAAATCCGTTAGATCTACTGTAACCAACACAGGTATGGCCTTTGTCAACGCAATAATTAAATATTGCTTTGCCTATTCCTTTACTATGACCAGTAATTGCTATTTTCATATTTGACTCCTACTAGATGCCATCTGGGTTCTAAACCAAAATTTATTGCTGTATGATAACCTGATGTGTTTAATTCATAAACATTATCTGCCTGTAAATGATAAAACGTTGAACCATTACAATCGTTATCATCAAAAAACGTAAGATAACTTTGCTTATTTGTTTTTAATGGTATATGCAATCGTATGTTTAATAGGCTATCTGTATCGCTATCTTTGTGTATAGTATACGTTGATCGTGGTTCTACTTTCATTAAACGCCATCTATAAAACTTATTATACTTTTTAATTACATCTTCAACTGTAGAACCTTTAAAAAACTCTAATACCTCAGAGTACATTCTTTCGCTGTATTTTAATTTTGCTTTTTTACCTATACTGCATTGCCAATCATTACTACCATCAGTATTTGTTATACTTAATTGGTGTTCTTCCCATAAATTATAAAATGATAGAAATTTATCAATAGGTTCCCATAACAGATTAGATTCAATTTTATCTATTTTTTTAATATGTTTGTTCATTTATTAATGGAAATTTTTTAGGCAATACCCAATCGCCCTTATATATAAATTTATTAGGATATGGTTTTTGTTCTAACTGTTTTTCTAATGTAATAACTTCTCCAGGATATTGTGAATATAAGTTATTTAATATTCTATATTGTTTTATTAAAAGTTCGTATGCATTAGTTAATTCATCATCAGATAATTGTTTATCAAATGTGTCACGGTTTTCCATCCAGTCGCCACTTTTTCTTGCAACACTTAAACTAACTACTTGATCCATTAAATTTAGTCTTTGAGTATAGTAAATTTTATCTACAAGTTTTGCATATTTACATAAAAAACTAATACTTGCAGATTCATTTATATGTAATGAGTCTGCTATAATTTTAATTACATAGTTTTCTTGTCTTTCTAAAACTTTTAACCAAAATTCTGCAACCAGCTCACTAAAAATATAATGATTTAATTTTTCTAAATATGTATCCTCTAGGCAGATTTTAGTATTAAATTTATTAAAATAAATATCAAGCCAAATTTTAGTTTCTACATCATCTAAGGAACCATTTTTAAGTAATTTATTATGAGTAAAAGTATTTAATATCTCACCTAAATAGTATAAGTTATGCTTTTTAGATAGTCTTTTTCCAAGATAGTGACCTCCAGTTCGCATTGAGCCAACAATTAAAATTTTCATACATATACTTATTTAATTTATGTTGTGATGACTACCACTTTCGGCAAGACCAATAACGTGCTTTTGTCTTTGGTCCTGGATTATCGCAATTATGTCTTGCTCTGAAACTCTTTCTGGCTTTAGGATTGCTCTTTCTGATACGCATTGTTTTACGTTTTGCTGATGTTCCGCCATGCCCAAAGTTTACTTTTTTAACATTTCCTGTTTTAGGATCTTTTACATACACTTTAAACTTTTTAACATCACCACGCATAGGCTTGTTTAGTTTTACTTTACGACCTTGATATTCTGCTTCAAATGTATTTTCTTCGTCTATGCTGTAGCCTAATATACCAAACTCTTCTGTAAAGTCTTGATCTTCATCTAATGTAATTTCTTCGTATGACTTAGTACCACCAAAGCCTGGATCTTTAGTATTTTCTGCAAGTCTTACATCATAAATCATCTTGGCAGTTAGTTTAATTACATCAGCAATTTCTGGTTTTTCACTTTCTAATTCAGCATAAAGTTCATGTGGTGTCATTTCTGACCAACGATTTTCATCTCCCAATGCTTTGGCAAGCATTTTGGAAACCATTGCTTCATTACTGTCTTTATCTTTATCTTCAACAACACCATCTTTTGCTTCTATTTGTGATGTGTCTAATTGTGCCATAACATCATCTATAACACTACTGCTATCTATAACATCTAATACACTGCCACTAGCAAAGTCGCCTATACGTTGACCACCGTGTACCATATTTGAGTTTACACAATCTTCAACATCTAATCTTTCTAATGCATTATAAATAGCAGTTTCCAAAGCATCTATGCTTTCAAATTCGTCTTCACTATTTAAAAACATATCTAGTAGTTTTTCAACACAACCATTAGCGATAATACTTCTTTCTTCGCCTTCGTTTATGCTCTCACTTGTAAGTCCTGCTTTTTTCATACCTTTAGCAATTAGATCACTTCTTTGAGCAACACCCATAAATGGATAATCTGCTTTCATATACTGATACATTTGTCTGGGATCGTCCATTTGTTTAACAGCTCTAGAGATCTGATCAATTACTGCTTCATCACCAGGATAATTGTCTTGCGACTTCTGTTTTTCTGCTTTACGCTCGTCGTGTCTAATAATATCTACCCAACTAGCACCAACCATTTCACCTTCGTCACATCCGTACATTCCCCAACCATCACATTCGAAAGCAGAGTCTTCTATCTCTTCGCCATCATCGTCATATTCTGGGTATTCGGCATCTTGATATCCTGTGCCTGAACAATTAGGACATACGCCTTGCATAACATCTGATTTTTCGTGACTAGCACGACAATCGTCTAACGCATCAAGTAATTCATCGTGTGCTTCTTGTCTTTCTTCAGCATCATAAAAGTTGTCTGGAGAACCAATCATATCATCACTTACACTGATGGCTTCTACCATTATACTTTCCACAATCTCAAAGTCACTGTCTGATGTACCACTGAACCTACTAGCACCAGCACTTGCTTTACCCTGACGGTATGCTAAGTGTCTTGCTTTGGTTTTAGCATCATTTTCGTGAGAGGCAAGTATTTTTTCCTTAAACCCTTTAGGGCCTTTGACTATGTAATACTTATATTCGTTTAATTTAGATTCTGATTTTTTGGCTTTGCCTTTTTTGATTTGTTTGCCTAAACAACCTGACTCACTAGGCTCTTGAAACCCTGAACCAGTTTTAGTATTAATGTTTTCAAAAAAGTTATTTAATTTCATATAACTATTTATCAAATTTAGATATCTAGTTCTTTTTTCTTCCAAACAATTTCTATACCACGTCTTGTGAGTTCATTTAAACATTTTTGTTTAACTTTAGGTTTTTGACCTTTGTTAATATATTCTATTAACTCTTCTTTAGGTGTATTTTTTATATAAAAATGATTTGTTACTTTACCTTGGCCTTTAACCATAGTTATTTGGCTTGGTTTAAATTTTACTGGCATGTGTGTCTCCTAATTATTATGTGATTATTTAGTTAAAAACATGTTTTTACTTGTATAACCAATCAATATAATTAAAAAAATCTTTTCGTTCACTGCACCAGAATTTTGCCCTGTATATAGGGTGTTTTAGTTTGTATAAGGCGAGATCTATTTTACGTTCTCGAGTCTCGACATCAGTCTCTCTGCTCGATTTGTCACTTGTCTGTACCATTTGCTATCTCGGCCCTCAATGCCTGCTTTTTTCCAATCTTGGGCTTCTAATGCCTTCTTGAAATTTTTAAAACCTGAGAGCCTGGTTCGTCCCATGTTGAACATCATGTTCACAAGAATCTCTTGAACTTCCCCAGGCCAATCTTCAAATTGTGTATATAAAATTTTGCATTCGGAAATAGCAGTATCCAGGTCTTTTTCAAAACAGTCTTTAACTCTGTCTTCATCAACTGGAGTACCCAAAGGTTTACCGTATTCAGGGTCAGATTCCAAAACTAAATGTCCAACACCAAATGTAGGAAGGCCTAAGTGATCATGGTAAACTTCATACACCACACCTTCGTCGATTTTTAATTGTTCATAAACTGATTCGCGATTTAATCCTTTATCTTTTCCAAAAAACATATATTAGTCCTCTTTTTTCCAGATAGTCCATGCACCGTAGGCAATCATGCCATATGCAATAAGATTTACAGGGGTAAGTATCATTAAGATACCGCCAACAATTAGGACACCACCGTCCCAACTGGTTCTTTCTTTTAGTCTTGCTTTTATAAAGTCCATAATATTCTCCTATTTTATATATTATATTTATTAAGGACATACTCCTAGGGAAACATAACCTGATGAACCTGATAGACTAGGATCATCTTGTTCTGGTGTATTGCCATCCTGGAATATGCTTCTGATAGTAGTAAGCGATGGCTTACTGATAACTGGTGCCATCCATGTGTTAAAAAATGCATAACCTAATGGATTATTTGTTTGAATGCCTGATGGTGTACGCATTGAATCACTCCATTCCGGAGAAAGGCTTCCACCGTCCCACAAACTGGAGTAGTCAAACATACAGAAGTTAAGCAAGAACAAATATTCTTTTGCGGCTACTTCAAATGCGTCTGAATCGGTTTTCCAAGTATTTCCACCATAGCCTGATGAATCCCAATAGCCGTCATCGTATGCTTCTTCCATTGCCGCATACAAATCACCGCTGGCCCAATCACTTGCCAAGTAATTGTATAATTTAATATCGTCTGCAGGTAAACCGTGCATATGAATTGTGTGGAAGACGTGTTCAATGACTTCTTGTGCATCTGCATCGCCATCGCCATATCCATCGCCTGTTGAATTTAAATACCACACCATATCGTTTTGAACGGTATTATCAAACAAGTCTGTCAGATTCCAAAACGTAATGCCCGAGTCAGTTAAGAAATTTGTACTGTAGTCTGAGCCGGCACCTCTGGCTACTCTTTGTAGTGTAGGTAATCCTGCGTGATAGGTTCCTGTATCACCTCGTAATGTTTTAACCATTCTTCTCTGTTTTGTTTGATTTATGCCTGTGCCTTTTCGATCCATAAACAATTCAAACATACGAGCAACTTTTTCTAACCACGCATCTGGTACTGCTGTTTGGCCACCGACACCGCCGGCACCCATTATTCTCACACCGTTAACGGTAACATCACGTTTAAAGAAGTCACTGCCGTCGCCACTGACATTACATATTGGGCCGTTGTTGTATTCTAAGAAAGCAGTTGATCTACGTCCTGCTGATAGTGATCCTGATGTTGAACTAACGAAAGGCATTATGTAAAGTCAACCAGTTGTCCAAGTACCACATAGGTACCACTTACTCTGAGTATGGTAAATGAAACAGTATCTACGCCGTTAGCAGTTCCAGTTGGTGCTGAGCCTCCTTGCCAATTTATTGTTTGTGCCGAACCGGCTATTTGTAAAGCACTTGGAATATATGCTGTAGCACCTTGATTTAAAATCAATGTAAGGTTAGTGCTATAGTTATCGGAAAGCGATAAGTTTGTAAAATTAGCAGTAAAGTTAGTACTGATGCTAGTGTGATAAAATATATGTCCATTATCACAATCGTGTGCAACAACACCAGTAGCACCTGTAAGCGAACTATATCTTTCTTTTACACCATCTTCTATTACTAATCCGTTTGTTACAGATGTTGTGACTTTTCCTTTTGCTGTCCATTTCTCACCATCATAACTGAATACTATATTGTTGAAAGTGTATGTATCTCCGCCACTTGGACTATTTGGAAAATTTATATCTGGCATTTGTTACTCCTATTATTTAACTCTTGCGAGTAGTATTGCTAACGTTCTTAGCCTTACCCTTTCTGTTTTTATTAGGGTCTTCACGTCTTTTCTTTCTTACTGCGGCCGCTATTGCTTTCTTACCACCTTTGGCTCTTAAACTTGCCGCTCTTGATTTGCTTAAACATTTAGGTTTACCTTCACCTTTTTTGCTGTCACCACATTTACCAATTCTTTCACCTTTGGTATTATAACGGTCCCAGCCTCCGCCTCCAGCACCACCTTTTTTGCCTTTGCCAAACCAAGCTCTTAAATTTTCACCAACTAGTGGATTGAATGGCATATCCACTCCTGAGCCTCTTATATAATCATAAACATCTTTTTCTGTAGGAGTTTCAGATGAATCCATATCCATTGCAAGATCTATTTTTTGTATTACTTCTAATTTTCCTGCCATAGGTTTATCTGGATCCATCAAATAATTATGACACATACTAAATAATTCACTATCGCCAGTAGCAGTACCTCTTATTTGCCAGTCCCTAATTTTTTGCAATAACTTATCATTAGTTGGTGGTATTGGAAAGTTTTCGTCCATTTGATCTGGGTCTTTAGGCTCGTATCCTGTAGCACTATGACTGAATAATAGATCTTCTGGGTCTTCATACCCTTCAAAATCTACAGGATTATATTTAGCATCAGTGAGGTACCAATAGTCTTCCTTAAAGTGTTGGCTGTCACCATCAGTGTTTTGACGTATGTAGTACAGTTGATTGTCGTTACCTATTATCTCAATATCTGTATCCACTGCGGCACCGTTTAACCATTCTTCATATGCTTTTTGACTTCTCTGTGGCGAGAACAAAGGCTTCTTTGAGGCACCAAAATTTCCTGTTGTGATTTCTTTGATAAGCATATTTACTTACCCTTGCTTTTGCCCCAATTCTTAGCACCTACTTTACGGCACTTGACTAAGGCTCCACTGGCGTAGGCACTGGGCCATACTTTGTATCTGGATTTTACTTTGTGATAACAGGCATCCTGTTTTTCATTGAGTTGTGATTCGTGTACTATGTCACCACCACATTTGGGACATTTGTTAAATGGAATAGGACTTTCTAATGCTAATTTACCATTATCTCTTTTATAAATCCTTTTGCCTACTAATTGTGCAAGTTTTTTTAAAAACTTTATTCCGTCCTCGTCCTGTGCTTTGTCTTCTATTTCATCTATTACTGCTTTTAGCAATGTTATCTTATCTGCAGAATATGGTGCCTCATCTATTTTGGATTCATTTTTTATTTTTTTAAGGCCTGGAAATCTTTTAGGATCTGATAAAAATGTATTTACATCTTCTCTATTAGCATCGTCGATATATGCAATTTTTAAATTTTGTATTGTTCTCATCATATCTTGATCAGCATACAAATCTAAATTTTCTAAATGATATGCGGCAACCATATCTCCTTGTTGAGCCGCCATTGCTAGTTCTTTACCTAATTCTGATTGTTTAAAACTTGTAGCATCCATGGCCTTGCCAACACCAAATGCTAAACCACCCATTAATCCTAAAATGGTTAAAAACTTTCTAATGTCGCCTGGTGCTTCTTTTATTATTTGTAATTCTTCTTCTGTTAAATTTACACTAGTATCATTTGCAAATTTAAAAAATAATTCTCTAAGTTGATTATTTTCACCTACCATTTTACCCTGCATAGGGTGTGGTGACTCATGACCTGTGTTAGGCTTGATAAGTTTAGGCGCCTTGTCAGACGCCTTAACCTGTTTAGATTTCTTTCTAGATTTCTTTTCTGTGATAATACTGTCTATCTTCATAATACCTATTATGCTATTTCGCCTGAGTACCAAATTCTTACTGTGGCACTTCCGGCACTTGCTCCACCCTGTGTAACATAAATTACAATTCCAGTGGTACTGGTATAGTTATGCTTGGGTTCAATTTTAACTTGACTTCCTGACGGATCAAATCCTGCAAAAAGTCTGTCAACTTCACCTGAGTCACCCACAGTAATTTCTGTGGATGAATCATAATCTGTCCAATTACCTGCGTCTTTTTCAACAACCACACTATGTATCCATGTGTTTGATGAACTAGTTCCTACTGAAACATTACCACTGTTATAACTAACTGTGGTATCAACGTATTGTATTTTAGGGTCAACTATTCCGTCAAATTGACTTTTAGTTGCGGCATGGGTGGCATCAGTTCCGTCAGCAAGATTAACATTTACTAATTGATCACTTGAGTTTGTAAAACTGATCTGATCACTATTGCTACCAACAATAGTTACACCACTTTTACCAAGTTGAACGTTAGCACCTACTCCTGCTATACCGTAGTTTTTTACTGAGTCTACCATGTTATACTCCTATTAACTGATGTTACCAAGATCACTGTTACTATTTTGTGATTGACTAATTGTACCGTAATCTGTTACTGTAACACTATCACTTGCTAATACTATACTAATGGTGGCATTACCGGCACTTGCGGCACCGTTAACCACATTGTAACTTAATACACCGTCTGAAGTATATTCATATTGATATTGTGAATGATATTGAGCCGCTTTAGTTACATCAACGTCACCAGATCTTATAAATCTGCTAGAGTTTCCTGAGTCTCCAACTTCCACATAATCACCTGCACCACCACTTGACCAAGGACTAGGAACATCAACTGTGACACTCACTATCCTTGAACCTGATGTAATACTGGCAATGTTGGCAGAACCTGAATTATAGTCAACATCTACTGTAACGTGTTGTAATAAGTTTGCTTCAGCACCATCTAACTGAGCTTTTGTAACGGCCTGTGTGCTAACTGTAGCATTTGCAACTGCTATCTTTTGTAAAGCATCACCGGACGTGTAAAAACCGATTGCACTGGCATTACCGGCAATGTATGAACCTTGTTTTCCAAGTTCCACATTGGCGCCAACACCTGCTAGATTATATTTTTTAACTGTAGCCATTTAAATCTCCAGAGATTAGATTGTAATTACAAATAGTATTTATCTGTTCTTGACTATTTTGGCTTTTGTGTTATACTTCCAGTATGGAAGAACAATTCAGAATCTTTAAGACAACCAATAAGGGCAAAGTACAGTACTCTGTACATAAAGTCTACATATCAGAAGATGGTATGACTATTGCAGATTGGGATAGGGAACCTGTGAAATTAGAGTTTGACAATTTGTTACAATTAAATTATACTATTATAAAGAGTTTGAATGCTTCTACACTTGATGTGATGCAGGAAGAAACAGATTCAAACTCTTTGCAAAAAGCAATGGACATATTTAAAAACAATGTTTGATCAAAGTATAAATCGAATAGGCTTTTGCTGTAAGTATCTGGAAGAAGATCAGACACAAAAACCTAAAATTCTCAAAGAAAAACAACAGATGTATACTGAAAAGTCTACTACAAGGCTGTGGTGTAATAATAATCCTGATAAAGCAGAACAGAAATTACTAGATTGTGTTGAACACAATATGCAAAGTGCCTACAACCTCGTAGAGTATGTGAGTACACTACCTGAAAATTTGCGTATGGTTAGATTGGGTAGCAACCAAATACCCATGGCAACGGAGCCTACTTGGAGACATGTATTTGAAGACAAATCAGTAATTAAAGAACTAGAGAAAGGATTTAGTAAAGTAGGCGAACTAGCCAGAGCAAAAGATGTTCGTGTAAGTTTTCATCCTGGCCAATTTTGTGTATTAGCAAGTGATAAACCAGATGTTGTTGAACGAAGTATAGATGAGTTTGAGTATCATGCTAACATGATACGTTGGATGGGTTTTGGTAAAGAGTTTATGGACTTTAAATGTAATGTACATATATCTGGTAAGCAAGGGTATCAGGGTATTATAGATATATTGCCTAAACTTTCTCCTGAAGCTCGTAACACTATTGCTATCGAGAATGATGAGATGTGTTGGGGACTAGATGAAAGTCTCAAATTGGAAAAACATGTGGCACTTGTTCTTGATATACACCATCACTGGATACGTGACGAAGAATACATACAAGCAGATGATGATCGTGTGAAGCGAATCATAGATAGTTGGAGAGGTGTAAGGCCAACGTTACATTACAGTTACAGTCGTGATGAATGGATACCAGATGGATATGAACATGATAAACTTCACAGCATTAATACACTAATAGAAAGTGGTGCTAAAAAACAAAAACTGAGGGCTCATTCAGACTTCTACCCTAATGCTATTGCAAATGAATGGGCCTTGAGCTTTTGGAATGACTTTGACATACAATGTGAAGCCAAGGCTAAAAACTTGGCAAGCCAACAATTATACAAACAAGCAATAGCAACTGGTAAATAGTTGCATGAAAAACATATTGCTACTAGGCGGCATAGGTTATGTCGGTTCTAAATTCAACAAAGTCTTTAAAGACAAATACAATATAACTAATGTAGACATAAATTGGTTTGGAAATCCTATTGATGTAGAGTATGAATTTTTTGATTACAATGATGTCACAGACAGATATATCAAAACATTTGATGTAGTAATATTGTTAGCAGGTCATAGTAGTGTCAAGATGTGTGACGATAAATTTGGCAGTTGGAATAACAATGTTAGAAACTTTGCTAACCTGCTTTCAAAATTAAATGGTACAAAATTTATATATGCCAGTAGCAGTAGTGTATATGGAAATACTACTGAAGATGAAATAGACGAAGAGTATTTGGACTTCTCTCCTATAAATTTTTATGATATGGCAAAACTTCATATAGACCAATTAGCAAAATTAAGTGACACAGAATATTATGGATTAAGATTTGGTACAGTAAATGGTCCTGCTCCACACATAAGAACTGATGTAATGATTAATGCGATGACTAATACAGCAAAAACAAAAGGCGAGATACATTTGTTTAATGCTGACACTAAAAGAAGTATTTTAGGCATCAATGATCTTATGAGAGCCTTTAAAGCAATAATAGAATCAGAACAGAACAACAAAGGAATTTTCAACTTGGCAAGTTTTACAAGTACATCAGGAGAGATTGCTGAAGTAGTAGGCAGAGTAACCAAAGTTAAAGTTATTAATAAAGATACACCAGAAGTTATCACAAACGAAAAATTAGAGAAAAAGAATTATAACTTTGGTGTAACTACAACAAAATTTGAAAAAACATTTAATTTTGAATTTAAAGACACACTAGAGTCCTTAGTACACGAAACTGTAGGTAAATTTGACGGTTGTGAATTAAAAACTAACAGATCAGAACCTATAGAGTACGAATAAAAAGGCATATAAATATCAACATGGACGACAAACTCAATAATATTCTCGAGTCTATAAAAGAATACATAGACGAAAAACAAGCAAATAAAACCTGGGAGCCTGGCAAGGACTTTGTAAACTATGCTGGTCCTTTGTTTAGCAGTGATGAATATGTCAGTGCCGCAGAAACATTACTGGACGGTTGGTTAGTGATGGGAGATAAGAGTATTAAGTTTGAAAGAAAGTTTCCAAAGTATTACGGTAAAAAACACGGAGTACTTACAAATTCTGGTAGTAGTGCTAACTTATTGATGATGGCATCTTTAACCAGCAAAAGAGGACATAACTTTGGTAAAGGCACAAAAGTTTTAATGCCTATAGCAGGTTTCCCTACAACACTAAATCCAACATTACAGGTAGGATTTGAACCTGTATTTGTAGACATAGAATTAGACACACTAAATTTAGATTTAGATCAATGCGAAGAGATATTAAAAAACAATCCTGACATAAAAGTAATTACATTTGCTCATGTATTAGGTAATCCACCAAACATGGACCAACTAATGGAATTAGTAGACAAATACAATTTAGTATTACTGGAAGATTGTTGTGATGCTTTGGGTAGTACATACAAAGACAAACCATTAGGTAGTTTTGGAGAAATGGCTAGTTGTAGTTTTTATCCAGCACATCATATGACAATGGGAGAGGGTGGTTTTGTTGCTTGTAATACATATGAGCAAGAAGTAATTACTAGAAGTTTTAGAGAATGGGGGAGAGGTTGTTATTGCGTAGGCCCAGAAGCAAATAAACTTAAAAACGGTACTTGTAAAAAACGTTTTAGTTGCTGGATACCCACAATGCCTGACCAAACATTTGATCATAAATTTGTTTATGACGAAATTGGTTACAATTTAAAACCAATAGATATCCAGAGTGCTATGGGCCTTGAGCAACTTAAGAAACTAGATGAGATACATGCTCTGAGAAGAAGAAACTATAAATTACTTTTTGAAATTTATGAGAAGTATGAGAAATATTTTATACTGCCTAGACCCAGAGAACATTCAGACCCAAGTTGGTTTGCTTTCCCACTTACTATTAGAAAAGATGCGCCTTTTACTAGAACACAATATGTAGACTTTTTAGAAGATAATAAAATACAAACAAGACCTTATTTTGCTGGTAATATTATGTTACAACCAGCATATAGTCATTTAATGGATCCACAACAAGCAAAAGATAATTTCCCTAATGCTACCTTTACACTAACAAATACTTTCTTCCATGGAGCAAGTGCTGTTATAACACCAGAGCAAATAGCATGGATTAAAAAGGTTGCCGATGATTTTTTATCACAATATGAAAACAGAATTGTATGAAGAACTATTTTATCCAAACTTTATGTAAAGTAAAAAAAGAAGACTACGATCCCAACCAACAAGTACCTATTAATGAACCTGATACTTACCCAATGTATCAGGAATTACAAAATTTATCCTATTCAACTTTCAAACATTTTATGGAAGGAGATTGGGAATATGTCTTGTTAGAGGAAGAAGTAACTCATGTGTTTGAAGTATTCCAACAAAACTTCAGAAAGATATATGATTTATGGAACAAGGAACCTTGTAATATTTTGTTTACAGGTTTAGATACAACAATGATTCAACCTACAGAAGTTTTTGGAAAATATGACAAATTTACTATGTTTAATCATAGTGATCCAAAAAATACTCCTAAATTTGAAAATAATTTTAACTGTGACGTAAGATACTACCCAGCCACAATGGATAAGAAATGGATGGACTATACTATGGAAAAAATAGATAGCCTTAAAGTATGGTCAGATGAGCAGGATATCTACAATGATATGTTATGGGGGCAAGAGGTTAAATATACAGATGTAATAGATCCAAAAATGGCATATCAAGGACATATGATACCTAATTTGGAAACAAATATAGACAGAGGTAATCACTGGAACGGTATAGATATCAATGATGCTCACATTGTACATTGGCATAGCAGTAGAGGTATTGCTAATAGAGTAGAACTATTCAAACATATATGTGAATGGTTAGAGGTTCCGGTAGAAAATGAATAATGATATATCTACACATACCAAAAACAGGTGGAACGTCACTTAGAAATGCCTTTATGTTGGCACAAACACCTGTGCCATTTGTAGTAGCACCCAGTCACGCAATCACTTTACTTAATATAGAAACATTTTGTATATTCAGTATTCGCGACCCTTTGGATAGATTTTGTAGTGGGTTTTGGGAAAGAGCAACAAATCACAAACGCAAACAGATCAATAAAGGTGTAAACATTTTATTTCAGGGAGGAGGCTATCAGGATTTAGCCAAAGGAGAACAAAACATATTCAGGGACTTTCCAACGCCCAATCATTTCTTAACAGCTCTTAGGCAAGGTACAGCAGATAGAGATGAACATGAGTTTGGAAAAACACCTCTTAATCTTTTATTATCACCATTAACATATTGGGTAGGAAAATTACCAACATACAAAAAACATGAAGTAAAAGTAAAAAATGTTTATGAATTAAATTCACTGTCAAGGATAATGCATGAGCAGGGTATTAATTTACCTCAAGATCCTTTTTTAAAAAGAAGCAGAAAGCAATTTCCAGAAATAAATCAAAGTTATAGTATTTCAAAAGAGAATAAAGAGTGGTTTGAACAAGAGCTCAGAATTGATGACTATAAACTTATAGAACACATAAGGAATCAGTCATACTACATTCCCTAATAATGCTTGGTGGCCACCTTGCAAATATGTTGGAACAGTCATTTGCAGTTTCTCCTGCTATTCTAGGCTTTACTACGAGGGAGCCGATATTTTATTACTGTTAGACTGAAATCTATTCTGCCCAACACTTTTATTTAACAAATAATATAAAAATTATAGTTATATAGGTTGTTTTTCAAAGAAAAGGGCGGATAACCGCCCTAATCTATTGTAAATGTATGTTACTTCTTATTGAAGATGTGGTATAGTATCCAAACACCTATTAATCCTAATAAGCCTTCGTTACTTAATCCTCCTAAGATAGCCATGATGTTATCAACAACTTGGAAATCTCCGAGGAATGGTACTGCTCCACCAAATAATACTTCAAGTACTACTCCAAGAGCAATAACACTGATACCAACTTCTGTTAGTTGTTTGGCCCATCCGCCAACACTTTTAAGAATTTCCATATCAACCTCCTTTGAATTTACCAAAATTAGCAAATTCAGATAATATTTAAGTGCCAGTAATCACTTACTTAACAACTCACTTAATGTTAAATACAGTTATTAATATAGAAAAACTAGAGATAAAACACATGTTATTAGATAAACCTATAAAGAAAAACGATATAATTTCACTAAAATTGCTGACTGGCGAAGAAGTCATAGCACAATTTCAGGAAGAAAAAGATAATAATCTTATTGTATCCAAAGCAAGTATTGTGGCGGCAAACCCTCAAGGTGGACTAGGATTAGTACCCTGGATGATGAGCTCTATGCCAGATAAAATCAGCATAAATAAAGATACAGTAGTTACATTTGGTCAAACAGCAGAAGCCATCGCAGACAAATTCATAGAAGCGACTACAAACATTACACTGGCAAAATAACACACATTTCTTTACTTGACAAAATATAGTATTTTGTTATAATATATGGACATTTAGAGATTATGATGTTAAAACGTGGAATATTTCTAACCTTATTTTCTGTTAGTTTACTATCAGAAGATGTTGATGCTAATATCCAAACAGTAGATTTATCTATGACAGATGATACTATGTGTTTAGCTCTTAACATGTACCATGAAGCCAGAAGTGAAAGCACAGCAGGTATGTGGGCAGTTAGTGACGTCGTAATTAACAGAGTAAAAAGCTCATCATTTCCAAATACTATCTGCGAAGTTATAAAACAAGGACCTACAAGAGAGAGTTGGAAGACTTCTAGATTCCCAGATTTACCAGACTCAGAAAGAATTTTTTATCCTATCAAAAGGCAATGTCAATTCAGTTGGTATTGTGATGGAATAAGTGATATGCCTACAGAACTTTTTAGTTGGTACAGAGCATTAGAACTTGCCACACTTATGTTAAAGTTTGACAGAGGTATAGGTATCACAGATGGTGCTGACCATTATCATGCAGATTATATTAATCCAAAATGGAATAATAGTATGTTGCTCACAGCCCAAATAGATAACCACGTTTTTTATAAAGATATCAGATAAATATATACTGTTATAATACACACATTAGGAGTAACAGTATGTATGAATATAGATGTAAAGTCTTGAAAATAGTTGATGGTGACACAGTAGATGTTGATATCGATTTGGGATTTGGTATAGTGTTAAAAAGCGAACGTGTCAGAGTCATGGGCATAGATACACCTGAGTCAAGAACTAGGGACAAAGTAGAAAAACAATTTGGCTTAGCCGCAAAGAAAAGGCTAAAAGAAATGCTTGATAACAAATCAGGTCCAATCCTAAAGACACAGATCAATAAGAAAGGCGAGGACATGAAAGGTAAGTTTGGCCGTATATTAGGCGACTTTACTGTTTATCATGCACCAACTGATTCTTGGAGAATGGTAACCGAGATTATGGTTGAGGAAGGTCATGCTGTGGCATACTTTGGTGGTAGCAAAGATGAAGTTCAAGCAAAACATATGGCAAACAGAAGTAAATTAATTCGTGAAGGATTAGTTAAAATGACTGAAGCAGAAGCAGGACTTGTCTAAAAAACCAATAATTCTACTTGACAATACCTAAATAGAGTATATAATATAACTTTATACATCGAGGTATTGTAATGAAACGTTTTTATTCAGGTAAAACATATACCCACGCAACAGGTCATAGTTGTGCATTTAGACAATGGAGAGCAGATAGTCACTGTAATTTAATTCATGGCTATGCACTACAGTTTGAGTTTACATTTGGTTGTGATGAATTAGATGATCGCAACTGGGCTGTGGACTTTGGTGGTTTAAAAGAACTAAAACAATGGTTAAAAGAAATGTTTGACCATACTTATTTGGTAGCCGAGGACGATCCTGAGATGGATACAGTTCAATTGTTACAAGACAAAGGTCTTATTGACATGAGAGTTGTAAAAGCAACAGGGTGTGAACGGTTTGCCGAAATGGCCTTTGACAAAGCAGATGAAATTGTTAAGGATATCAGCAATGGCAGATGCTGGGTACAAAAGGTCACTGTAAGAGAACATGAAGCCAATAGTGCAACATGCGAACTTGCAGACACTCAGAAGATTCGATTCGTAGATTCTGAGAAATAACGAAGAACGATAAATGATGAACAAGAAGTTTAGAATGAGGGCAGTATAGATATCCTACTGCCCTTCACTTTTAAGAAATCCCACCTAAAATATAGATAAATACTAGACTATGTGGTTTGGTCTATTAACTTTAATAACCTCTATCGCTATAGCCGGCGTAGCCGCCTGGTTTAGTATAGCAGGACTTATGATATTCTTTGGTGGTATGCCATTGAGTATCGCCATTATGGCTGGAACATTAGAAGTAGGTAAACTACTAACAGCCAGTTGGTTATATCGTTATTGGAACGAAACTTCCCTCGCACTCAAATCATATCTTACCACTGCCGTAATTGTATTGATGTTAATTACATCTGCTGGTATCTACGGCTATCTTTCCAAAGCCGCTAGTGATGTGTCTAGTGATGGTGCTGTGGCATTTGCAGAAGTAGATAGACTAGACGGCCAAATTGCCAGAGAAGAAAACAAAATAGATATACTGGAAGACAGGATACTTAGTATAGGTGGAACTGTTGATGTAAGTGAAAGCATAACGCAACAGGAAACAATCAGAGATGGTGCATGGGCAAGAGTACAAGGCGATATAGATTATGCACAAGGACAAATAGACAGACTCAGAGACCAACTAGCAGTACTAGATAAAGCAGTAAACGATTTAAGAAACAAAGGTGTTGAAGTAGTTGTATTAGATGAAGG